TCAAATTCTGTTGCGATCTCAGCTTTTACAATCAGTTCAGGCGCCAGCGATAATTCGTTTTGGCGTACGACCTGATTCATGTACTGGAACGAAAAAGCAATGGGTGCTTGCCGTTTCTTTTCCTTCAAGTAATCCAACGACCACATCTCTGGCCAGTAAGACACCTCATCCCCTGTCTTGGGATCATTCAAGATTGCAGAAAGCACAATTTGCATCCAGTTGTTTTGTGGATTAAAAGTTGTGGAATGGATGTCGTCATGGCGGAAGCGCGTTCCAAGACAGATCGCTCGTCCACCTTCAAACATAGTTGGTGCAATCACCGCATTCCAGTTGTCCTGCATCTGTTTGCGGATGTCAGGGTTTGAGATGTCCGCTGCTGATTTGATGGCGTCATCGATGATGACCAGATGAGAACGCTTAGATGTCACAGAGCCCTTGAGACCTGCGGCGCAAAGCGTAAATTGTTCTTCACCTGTGGTATCAATGCCCGCAAACTTGTGGTCAATGGACCAGTACTCATTACTGGTGACGTTCTTTAAAAGACGTACGGTGGGGAAAACTTCTTGGTATCGTTTGCTTTCAATGATACGTTTGATGGTTGCCGATTTGGAACGCGCAATATCAACCGTGTAAGAGAGATAAAGAATCTGTAGTGGTTTCTTGGCTTGTGTGTGGACACCAATCGCCCATGCAGTAAACAAACCCAAGATTGTGGACTTGGCAGAACCCCGTGGTGCAAGTAGGTCAATGTTGGGTCCGGCAATCTTTAGAAGGCAGCTGCTGTCTTGTTCTGTTACGAAGTGACGGTGCCATTCTTTGTGATGTGCAGCCGGAGGTTTATCTGCAACGTATTCACAAAAGAAACCAAAATCTTCCCTGGCCCTCTTTAGGGACTCAATATCTTTCTGAGGACGAATCTGTTGCCTGCGAGCAGCAGCCTGAGCATTGCGGCGATATGCAAGATGTTGATACGCAGGCACGATTACGTTTATTCAGTGTATTACTGAATACTACCCTATTCTTTGTCTGCTTTGTTCTGTTTCTGTTCTTTGTACTTGCGTGCTTTATCTAAGGCTGCTTTCCTTTTTTCTTTATCATTCATATCGCTGCCATCTTCGTTCTTGGCTTCTTTCTTTTTGAAGTGTGCCAGGAGTTGTGGCGGCATTTTATTTTTTGCCATTTTCTTTATTTTGCATTAAAGCATTCATGACTTCTTGGCCACGGGGGACATTTTGTGCCAAGGGTGTGGGGCGACGCACGCCAGCGGCCATCTCTCGATTCTTTTGAAGTTGGCGCACAACATCAAAAAGACGACCTGCAATATTTTCACCGTATTGCGGTGGTTGCGGTGGTGGTTTTTGCATATATTCAGTTTAAGTTATCTATTCTTCCATTTGCATGTGAGACCAAACGCTCATTGATGCTTCTTCCAGGGGGACTTCAATGGGATCATCTTTGAAGATGGTAAGAAGTTCACGAATGGCGCGATCTGCTCCTGCCATCAGTAAACCCTTGCGATCTTTGTTTCCAGTGAATTGTTCAACCTGTGCAATTGTTCCGCGTAATTCTTTTTGCATACCAGCAATACGCGCAACACCCGCATCGCGTTTCACAATACCTTCATCAACATCAACCCTGAGTTTCCGGATATCTTCCTGCATCTCTTCGATTTCACGCAACAGAACTTTGCGGTGATCAGGCTTGGGATAGTTCTGTTGTAACCAAAGGTCACAGCCGGTGATGCAACCGCTGTAACGCAAAAAGCGAGCGTATAGATAACACTCGATAACGGAATAATTTTCAGCGCAGAAAGCTCTGAATGCCTGCTCAGTCGGTGCATCTAGGTTATCGACCCACTGGTCGAATACCTCAATATCGATACGCTCTTTGGGACTGAGCGTAATCTCGGGCTTCGTCGCTTTCCGAGAAACGCTGGGCTTGTTCCGCAGACTTTCTTTGCTGTTCACCGCTCTCTCCAATGGTTGCGCGTTCCTGCTCTCCAGCGGTCCTCATCTTTTCTTTTGAGGAACCAACGGAAACATCTTGGAAAATCTTAACAGCTGCGGCGGCTTTACGTGCCTTATCTTCATCGAACAGAAGATCATACGGATCCGGGTTCTCCGGATTCTCCCAATAGAAATCGTCTTCTGTCATTGTCTTTCTATTTGCTTGATGTTTTCTTTAACATCTGTTTCTTCTTTGTCCAGGGCACCTGGCTTCTCTTTTGTATTCAAGCGGCTTTTGGCGTATTTGTACGCAACATCAGCCGCTTGACGATAACGTCCTAAATCCGCAGAAGCCTCGGAAGAAGACTCCTGCATATCAGAAGTTGCCCATCATGCTGGCAAGGCCACCAGCAAACACATCACGTTGACGTGCGCGATTGGCTTGACCAGCCTGACGCATCTTGGAGCTTTCGAGACGACCGATGAGTGCTTCGAAATCCTGAAGCTCAGCATCGGACATGCCACCGCCATACTTGCGGGTCATCTGGGAATCAACCAAGTCCTGAGCTTCCTGCTCAGACATGCCCTCAGCCATGTACTCGGTTTTGGTTTTACCAGCGGCACGAGTAGGCTGCTCGAACGAATAAGCCATTGTTTAACTGCGTTTAGATTTATTTTAGGGCAAGTAACTCAAAAGTTAAATGCGCCCATGATGCTACGGAACATATCTGATCCACGTTCAATTCTAGCAATGTTTGAATAACCCGAGTTCACAATTTTCTGTAAGTCAAGCTTACCTTTAGCTTCTGCCTGAACGACGGGAACACGGCTGTCAACTTCATACTTTACGCGCTCAGTTTCTCCTGCTTGACGCAACTTTTCAAGCTCTGCGGCCGACCGAGTTTGTGTGCCTAAACCTGCAAGATACCTGTCTAGGTCGGTAGCATATTGTGTGCCGGTTGTTGTGCCGCCTCCGGTTGTTGTGCCACCCCCATCTGTTAAAGGTGCTCCAAAACCAGCTTTACGTGCTTCGTCACCTACGGTATAGCCTTGGACGCCAAGGAATTTATTGATTGCGTCTTGGCTGGCACCCATGCCCTGGGCTTGTTGGATAGCAGATAAACCAACGCCACCTTTTTGTGTATTAATGCCTTTTAAAAAGTCTTCCCATGAAGAAGTGGAAGTTGTCGTAGTCGCTGGCGTAGTTTTTTTCCCGTAACCAGCTTGTTGTGCAGCTTCGCCTACACTGTATCCTTGCGTTTCAAGAAACTTGTTTAAAGCAGATTTACTTGCGCCCATACCCCCTGCTGTTTCAAGGGCACTCAAGCCAACACCGCCTTTTTCTTTATTGATTTGTTTTAGAAATTTCTCCCAATCGGAGCTAGCCGCATTTGTTGTTTTTGTTGTTGTCGTTTCTTTTGCTTTTGTCGTCTTACCAAAACCAGAGTCCTGTGCGGCAGAACCAACGCTAAAACCTTTTTTCTTCAGGAAAGCATTAATATCTGCTTTGCTGGCACCCATGCCCTGGGCTTGTTGGATGGCATTGAGGCCGACACCGCCCTTTTCTTTATTAATGTCCCTTAGGAAATTTTGCCAGCTCATTGCAGGTATTTGTATAGATGGTTGTCCTTTTGATTTATCCTAACATCGTCCCAATTAAAGACGACACTATTTCTGGGTTATACGCCATCAAGCCACGGCGGAGATTACCTTCAGCGTCTCGTGGCATGTTGCCGTACATTTGCTCCCACTGAATATCGGCTTCTGTTTTGTACTTGCTCTGTCCTTCAGGGGAAGCTAATGCGATATCAGATAACAATGCACTGAAAGCACCAGGGTCACTTGGGTTAACGCGATAAGCACCGGCAAGTTTTGTAGCTTGACCAATTTCGTAAGGCGTTGCAGAACGACCAAAGATATTTTTGTAGGTCGATTCAATTGTTGGTGTCAGATAGTCGTATCGAGTTGGATCAATTTCTTTGGTTGGAATACTTGCCAGTCTTCTTGCGGCTCGTTCAACTTTTCCGCTCTTCCATCCACGTACGTCAGCCAATGCACGTAGGTTTTCTGCAGCAGATTCACCTGTTTCTTGCCCTAACTGAACAGCACGCCTGGCACTTTTGACAAAGTGCTTCATACGTGAGCTGCCGTAACGCTCAAGTACGTCGCTAATTATTTTTTCGTCTTGATAGTCTGCCATTGTTAGTTACCGTAGAAGGAACCAGAAGATAAACGAGCCATCGCTGGACCGTATTTACCAGCAAAATCTTTAAACGCTTTTTGGCGACCAGCGAAACTTTCGGCACTACGAAAAGCGGGAGAATTAGCCAATGAAAGCTCCCTCTTCATGTCCCGAAAATCAAAATAACGCGGAAATTCTTGAGCAGCTAAACTTGTGCCAAAGGCATATTCGCGTTGCTCATTCATCTTTTTCTCGGCTTCCGCAGCAGCGGCTCCACCACCGAGTAAAGAACCTATTGTACCAACGGCTTGGAGACCTAAGCCAGCCCAGCCAATGGGACCAAGAGCTGCGCCTAAACCTGCGGCAGCAGCTCCACCGCCACCAGCAAGGGCTCCTGTTCCAGATAAGCCAGCTAATGTGCTAGCACCAAAACCAGCGGGGGCAACAGAAAACATAATTAAGCAGCTCCTAAGCGATCACGGATTCCACTGAATCCAGGGCGACCGGATCCATAGGCAGCAAAAATGTTGGGCGTGGCTTGAGTTTGTTGATACAAACCTTGCAAAGGTATCGCCCTAAATGCGTTGATGGTTTCTGGAATTGATTTTATAGCACTTAAACCTGCGCCCAGCAGGTTAGACTGCATGCCAAATTTTTGGCTCTGTTCACCAATTTTTTGATAGAAAGGAAGTAAAACGTCAAAACGTTCTTGTAATCGTTTTGGATCGTTTTGTTCTGCGGTCCTTTTGTCCATGCGATCAATCATGTACATCAGGCTGGCATCATTACCATATACATCTTTATATGTTTGGTAATCTTGTTGATTTGGACCATAACGGCCTGCAAGGCTTCCTTGGTTGATTTGATCCGCCAACCCTTGCATGTTAAGCGAACCACCATAGCCCCCATAAGAGGGGATACTACCGAAAGAGCCACCGAGTGCGAAGGAACTAGCCATGATCAACCAAACCTCATCTGGGGCGCCTGCAGCGTTGCTGCTGCGTAAGGATTATTGGTGAGAGCAGTTTGAGTTAAGGCGTAGCTACCTGCTTGTGCACCTTGTGCCAACGCACCTGCTGTCGCGAGCGTACCAAGCTGTCCTTGAATTTGGCCTTGGAGCGCCATTGCCGTTTGATAACGTGCAAAGTCATTCATCTTGGCTTTTTCAAGTTCAGGCGCCATTGCCTTGAACTGCTGCACTTGAGCCTGGTTATAGAACGTTGTTAAATCTTTAGTTGCTTGAAGATTGGTCGCAATAGAACGCTCCAGCCCATCAAGGTTCTGATTCATAATCTGGCCACGCATGGCCATTTGAGTACTGAACTCTTCCTCTTTACCTTTAGTGGGTTTACCTGTAATGCTTTGACGAGTGGATTCCGCTAACTGTGCACCGGCACCTGGAAGCATGGTGCCACCTAAAAGCAGTGCACCACCAGCAAGTTTTGCTAAAGGATGAGGAGCTTTAAGGAGTGCTGCTCCAGCGGCAGAAGTCACTGCACCTGTACCAAGGGCGGCAAGTGCTCCTGTAGGGCGACCGGCTGCAAGTTCTGATCCAGCTTCCATCACACCTGGAATTAAACCGCCAATGAAAGCAGTGCGACCCAAGCCTGGCCTTTTGCCTGAAATAAAATCACCTAAAAAGCCTTGTGCAGTTCCCAAAGCTTCCGTTGCACCTTTAGTACCTTGAGCAGTCTTACTGGCACCTTCTACACCAAGAGTGCGGATCAAGCGTGGGTCAACACCAGCTTGTAGGAGCTGTTTAATGCGTGCATCGTAATTACCAGGACCACCAGATGCGGCTGCCTGGTTAAAAGACTCTAATCCAGGAATGGGTAGCTGCATTTATAGATATCTTTATTTAACTAAATTCTATCACTGCACATTCTGTGTGTATTCTGTCGTCGTTGGTAATTTAGGTCGATTAGCGGTGGCAATTGCTTCGTTAATTACATTACCTGTCAGCACACCACCAAAGGAGCCTGCCAGTCCTGCGGCAATCGATTTGCCAAGTTTTCCACGGCCAGCGACATTGCGTGCAGTAGCACCAGCGGCAAGTGCGCCTCCAGCAACACCAAGAACAGAAGGAATGGTCACTGGATAACCAAGGAGCCTGGCCTCTGGTACACCCTGAAGGTTTTCCGGTGTTGCCTTAAGGACACCAAGGAATCCTTTGTCTTGGTAGTAAGTCTTCAAGAAGTTGCCATAGCGTTCAGGGGTTAAATCAGGGATATCTTTTTTAGCTTCTTCGTAAGCGAGGGGACGACCTGTACGACCAAGGAAGAAACGTTCGAAAAGTTCTGGGACCGGTTGAGAAGTTTGGCGACGATCTTCTGAACCTTCCTCCGCATAAGATTGTGCAAATCCCTTAGGACGAAACATCTCGCCTACATTTGTGATGTCGTAAGCACCAGATGCAGCAATCGCTGGGGCAACAGCAGCGGTCATCACAAGACCGGTACCAAGGACACCCAATTCTTTTGTAGCTGCTTTACCAAGGGCTCCACGTGCTGCTTTATCTGCCAAGGCGTTAGGGTGGTTCAGTGCCCACCACACAGCCCTCGTTCCATCGGTAACAACATCTGTTAAAAGACGAGCCGAATATGCACCTAAAAATTCTTGTGGTTTTTGCCCAAAAGTTATCCCTTGTTGTGCTAGTTCTTGCTTGAATTTAGGGCCAAAGACTGTAACGCGTTGGTTTGGACGCTTATCAATAAGCTCTAAAGCTTTCTTGGCACCAGAAATAAAAGGTATATCGGCCATGTTACGCAGCTCCGTGTTCAGCAAGAATTGCTAAGTCTTGCCCGGATAAATAATTTGCGAATCCCGGCATCTGGCGACGATAGTCTTGCAAAAACTCAAGGCCAGCAGTTTGGAACTGCGTACCAGGTGCAACGGCTTGTGTCGTTAAGTTATTAAGTTCAGCGCGTTGCCCCAATTCTTGTGTAATCTGTTGCGTTTGCGTGGGAAGTGGAGTGCTACCTCCGTACAACAAATTGCTGGCGGCAACGGTGGAACCCAAGGATGCTCCGATATTTGCAACGTTTTCTGCAGCACCCCGAACCCAAGGTGTTTTAACATTTCGTGTTAAGCCACGTGCCAGCATAGTCGCTGGAAATGCAGCGGCAAGATCAGCGGCACCATAAGTTAAAGCTGCGGCTGGGCTCTCAAGTAAACCAAATCCACCGGCAAGTAAACTACCAGGCACCACGGACTTGGCAACGTCCCCCGCATTGCGTCCAACAAAGTTTAATAGACGTTGGAAGTTCACTTATCTACCTTTTTGTTTATTATAAATCCGTTGATTTACGCGTCTTCTGGTTCTTCGTTGTTTGACTTGAAGACCTCTTTGGTATCAACGGTTTTTGATGCCAAGAGCTGTGCAACCGACTTATTGTCCTCTGCTTCATCCAGCGCACGTTTCTCTGCTGCTGCCATCATGTAGCCCTTCGGATCAGGATTAGCTACACGCGGCATGGGATTAGATGCACGCTTCTCCGGTTTAACGGTTGGACTGATGCGATATGCTTCTACCCACACAGGAGAAAAACCAGGCTGATCTTCTGGTCGCAGAGGAGTTAAAGGGCGTCCCTCCTGAAAATCATAATTTTCTTTCCGTGTAAAACGACCGATATTGGCAAAGACTTCGTATTGCTCAGGCGTATCACCAACAAAGTTTAAGCTGGGATTCAGTTGAAGCTTACGTGTTTGAATACGACGCAGGAGATCCGATTCATTAAAACGACTTGGCATCCAGGGAGCAGCCCCACTGGATGCTTTGGCCATAAAAGAATCGTCAAAGTTTAATTGACGTTTCTTGATGAAGGGATCTTTTGTGTAATCAACGTAACGATCTAAAGCTAAACGATGATCTTTGGCCATTACTTTTTATCTTTACGTTTTTTCAATCCTACCAACGTTTTACGAAGCCGTGCTTGCTTCACCGTTTTTTCGTCGTACTCATCTGGATTAGCAAGAACATTTTCCTGCAGCTGAGCAGTGGTAATGCCTTTACGTTTGGCTTTGGCAGTGAAGGCGCCTTCCTTCATCTCCATGCCTTGAATCCACTTCTTGTCTTTCTTTTTCTTTTCAGTCATGATCAACCTCTCCGAGACCCACGGCGGCGGCTTGCTTGGGCTTGTAATTGTTTCATCGCTTGTTCAATATTATAAGTTTTACCAACATCTGGGTTTGTTGTGGTGGCAGACGGATTTTGATAACTAGAAATTGTATCGGGATTTAAATTTAAATTTAAAGGTTTAGACGCGCCAACACCTACTTCGTTCGGATTTAGATAGCCAAAACGATTTAATTTTGGTGGTTCTACTTGAACGTATTGTCCGAAGGGCAATGAACCTACAACAGGACCAGAAACATACCGCGCATTGCTTGTAAATGGATTTTCGGTATTTGCAATAAACCCACCACCAAGATTGCTTATGTAAGGGGCACGGTAACCAACTGGCGATGTTTCCAGTGTACGGCGTAAGTTAACAAATTTTTGTCCTGTTGTGCCAAGGCTTGCAGATGTTGATTGATTTGGTACCTGAGGCGCACGCTCAACAGTGCGTTCTTGACTGATGATGTTAGTTGTTGGATAACGCACTCCGGTTTCAGGATCAACTTTAATTTCGTATGAAATTGGAGGAAGAAATTCGGTGGCAACATACGTACCTTCACCGCCTGGTAACTTAACGGTACGCATTGCAACATTTGGATAGTTTGTAAATTGAGGTCTTGCGATTGGAGATAATTGAGGAACAAGCTCACCCGTGGAGAGTAAACCTTTGGGGCTTTGAGCGGACTGTGTGGCAGTAAGTAATTTGCCAGTGGAAAGTTGACGTACAACTTGAGGAGCGCTTTGAATACGCGGTGAGTGAAAAGCAACAGCACCTTCGTAATCATCAGCAACAGACATTGCATCTACACCGCCAGTACCACGTACGTCTAAAAGACCGGGGATGGGACGTGGCTCACTGCTCTTATCAACTTTAGGTACCTTGCCGTATTTTGTGTTTTCATAAACAATACCTCCGTTTGGTCCAATCATTGCTGGGTAACCAAACACAGGGCTTTCCTTCGTTACTTGACCAACATTGCTGATAAATTCGTGAGCAGCTTTAGGATAAAAACCTTTTTTGTCTGGTTGTAATACTGGCAGTTTATACCCGCGAGCTTGTAAACCTTTATCTAAAAACTCAATAATAAACTCATTGTAAGAAATTGAATCGCCCATTTCACTCAAGAGTTTCCCTTCTGCCATCCCGCGTTCAATTAATTTGGGGTTACGGCGTGCAAGAAATTCTTTTTTAACAGAAGGATTATTAAGGTAAGCATCTTTTGCATCTTCAACAATTTCAGTAAGCGTATGTAATGGCAAATTAATTTGACGCAGACCTTGCTTCTCTAGAAATATGTATGGACCTTTGGAACCATCAGGTTTAGTTGTGCGAGAACCAACAAATGCAACTAAAGGTTCTTCTCCAATGATTTGCGATTGGCTGCTACGCACATAAAGCCGACCATCAGAACCTTTCTCAATGCGTGGGTCAGCTTTTCCGGCTATGTCTTTTTCGTAGTAAGCAGATACAGGTTGCGTGGATACCATTTTGGCTGGCTCGCCTGTTACGCCTTGATAACCACCAACTAATTTGGTGACGAGCTTGTCCTCGTAATCACCTTCAATCATCATGGTTGGATCAGTTGAACGCAACCTGCCCATCTCATCTCGTTCGGAAGCACCTTCAAGGGTCAGTCGGCCAGTAGATTCATCAACCCTAAAGCCACGCGAAGTATCACCTTCTTCCGTACTACGTGTTGGCATTACACGATCAATACGTTCTTGACGTGTGTACAACTCTTCGTTAGTGCGGTTAAGTGGACGAATGCCTCTTGGAGACTGGGAGCCACCAACGGCAAGTTGATACTGGCCGGGGAGATCGGTACGGCTCTTACCAGTGCGCTCATCAAATGTGCGACTAAGCGTCAGGCCACCAGGGCCTTCGCCTTCCCCGAGATCTGTTGCACCTTCATAATCGTCCCAGGAAACTGTTTGATTGTATGGCGTATCACCTGCATATTCGTCATAAACAACCTCTTGTGTCATCTGAGCACGGCGAGCAGCCTGTTCATCTTTCCAGCCAGGGACTTCAGTCATGCTCGCCCTGGCGCCTGGCGTAATCTCATGCGTTAAGTTTCTACCAACACGCCCTTGCTCAACACGTAAGGTACTGCCAAGTAAACCACGAACTTTTTCTGTTGGTACCGTTGGGTTTAAAAGTAGTTGATGTTCGTAAGAACCAGGGGTAAAGTTGGCTGCGGCTGAAATACGATCAGCAATTTCAAGTTTAGATACCGGCGTTGGAATTGTTTTTTCCGGTGACCGATAATTCATGGCTGGGCCTTGAACAGGCTCATAATCACTCATATCTACATCGGCGCCAAAAAATCCAGCAGATTCCGGATCTTTAGAAGGGCGCAAATCTAAACCAATTTGTTTGCCAAATCTTTTTCGTTCTCCTGCTGACATCTCAGAAACACCGGGAAGATCCCCGCGTGCACCAGATAAATTAAAACCAACAAGTGGAGTATTACGCGTTTCTTGTTGACGCAAGAAATTACCAAGATCATCAAGTAAATGTTCTGGTGGTCCGTCAGACCAATCATTTATTTCAAATTCATATGATGCACGTTTTAATGAAGTAACTGGGTCTTCTAAATTTGTTTTAGGTGCACCATACTGTCCCATCTCAGTCATCAGTCTTTGCTGACGGGGAGTCAGATCTTTGGCAACACCAACGTATTTCTCAACAGCAACAATAGGTTTGCTGTAGCGAACAGAATCTACATCACGTTGAACAATTGATTCAACCTGTGAATCAAGTTGATCAGAGCTACTTTCCAAAGAATCAAGAGTATTTTCTGCAACAGCGGGTATAGTTTTTTGTTGAATGCTAACTAAATCGTCAACTGCTATTTTGGCAAAAGACTGTGCGTCTACCTCAGCAGGAGTAACGTCAAACTCTTTTGTACTTGGTTGTGGACGAGAAGGTGCCGTTACATCAGAAAAAGGAATTTCAACATATTTGGAAAGATCCACTGTTGAAGATTTAACGGCAGCTTCCGGTTGAGAAACAGCAACTTTTGAGGGAGTAGGCTCATTAGGTTTGAGGACAGTTTTGGAAATCGTCTGAAGCTGTTTCTCAGACGGCACCATTTTGCCAGCAGGTGCCTG